CGGCAATCTGCCAATAAGCTCATGAATCATCCCAAGATTCGTACTGAGTATAACTATTTGATGAATGAGTCCAAGAAGAAGTATGAACTCAATTATGATCGGGCTGTTCAAGATCTATATGATATTAGAGACAAGGCCCTTGAAGCCGGATCTTTTAATGCTGCCATCTCCGCACAGAACAGTTTATTGAAGGTCGGGGGCTTGGTTGTAGATAGGAAAGAAGTTATGTTCGGGAAGGTTGATCAAATGAGTCGGGAGGAGGTTGAGAAACGCCTGGAGCAGCTGATGGGGAATATAGCTCTGGCTAATAAAACTGACGGTCTGCTGGATCCAGGGCTGATGGAAGATGAGGCTGATAGCCTAGAAAGGTTAGAGCAAGAAGATCTAAAGCAAGAAAGGATAGATGAAGCTACGGATTTAGAAGAAGAAGAAAGTTGGGATTAATTTTGGTTGGGTCTGTCTAAGATAAATACAAGGATGTATAAAAATACTGCTAGATAAAATAGAAAACTCATGAGGTGTGGCACTCATTAGATACATACTTTAAGGAGAGTAGAGAAAGATTATTAATCCAATCAAACAAGCACCACTTTCGGATTGTATCTATATTGATGTAATTAAGCAACATGACGGCCTTGCTTAAAGTTTAGTAAAAAACTTAGTGATGATTAAATAAAGAATTGTTATGGCGGTAAGCCAGATTAAAAATCCTACTCCGAAGATGTAGCCTATGGTTTCAATCATTAAACCACTCGCCCAAATAAATACAGCAAAGCTAAAATGTTTTTTCTTGGCAAGTGTTGTAAGTGTTGAGGTATCTTAATTCCTCTAACCATTTCTTTTGACTTTTTTGGTTTCATGTTTTCTCCTGTGTTTTCTTTAGTTTCTTGTAATCTTTTATTATCCACTCCATTTCTATAGCGGCTGATCTCATGCCTAGGGCATGAGGTGTTCTATCGTCTGGGTGTTCTGTATCAATCATAATGCCAGTAATTAATTGTTTCATGTTCTCAATACAATCGGTTTCAATTGTCATTTTCGGTCTCCTTTAAATCTGGACTATCAACAATTTCCTTAATCATATCTGCTAACCAATATACAGAGCAGTAAGGATTATTTTCATTTGCGTTGCAAAGACTTCTAATCTCTGCAATCATTTCTGATTTACTCATCTTCGTTCTCCTCAAATTCTATTAATATCCAATTATTTGATGTATCTTCATCTAAGTTTAAATCCATAATTGAATGATCAATATCGTTTGGATAAGACCTCAATAAAACTTCTGCATTTGGATTACATTCTTTTAAATGTTCCATTAATTCTTTAACTATCATCTTCTAACTCCGAGAAAGATTCGGTTAATATATATCCTTCTTGCTTTGCTACTTCTTCTAGCTGTCGGTAACAAGCATCAAAGTATTTCTCCTCTGTAAAGGTTGCCACTTCTTCACAATATGAATGGTTGGGGGTTTCAAAATAAACTCTGATTACTGGTACTGGTTTACTCATCTTCGCTAACCTCTAAATTAATTTCTAAGTCGTTGTTAAAAACATTATTATGCTTTTCTATAGCATCTTTAATGTGTCTGAGTTGGTAACTAATCTCCCAAGCCGAGCGAGATCGTCTTTGCTCTTGGTGTTCTTTCTCTGCAATATGATCTCTAGTTTGATGATAGAGTGCTATTTTTTCTGCGTTTTCTATTGGTAAATCGTACACACTTCCAAACTGTTTACGGCTACCTCTACCCCTTGCCTTGAATTGGTAGCGTTGTTTGTTTGCTACTTGCATCAAAAACTCTAAGACTTCATGTCCGTTGGTGAGGGGAGTATCTAACTCCCCTGTAGGTATATCAAAAATATTATTTCTGATATGTTTAAACTTCCTGCGTTCTTTAAATTTATACTTCATGATTTATTTCTACTTTTTTGTCAAACTCTTTCATGTAAGTTGCGAGCCTGTCCATAATTGTTAATAGTTGATTGTCTGAGTACTTACAATCACAAGACAAGCAAAGGTAATACCCTGCTTGTTCTTGGATGTTTCTTTCGTTCTCGTGTTTGTTGCAAAGCTCACAATTCATGATTGATCACCTACGGCAATATTACTTCTTGTTCCCATAATTACTCTCCTAAAAGTTTGAGGGTTAAAATAAATGCCAGTCTTTAATATGGAACTGGCAAACCATACCTACTCTTCCTAGCAGGTAGTAAGCCTAGTTGATTATCACCAACGTAGGGTTTGATAGCTTTGTGGTTTAAAGTCTGTACAAGCCAACTCGCAACGAGTAAAAATCAGACTGTTGTTAGGCTTTGTTCATTCGATTGCGAACCTGCTAGAGTATTTAATTATATGACTTACTCGTATTCTTTTGTCATACCTAACTATTTAATACTACAGGAAGTATCCAATATTGCAAGTGTTTTAGACTACTAATTGTAATAAGTTTGTATAGTTATATTTACGCATATAGGGGAAATGCGGAAGTTAATAGCATCTGTACCCTCTCTCTCCCTCTCTCCCACAAAAAAGCTAGGAAAAAAATCGGGTCGGGTCGGGCTAAGCTAAAGGATATGGAACGGGGGTTGTATTGCTACACATAACACAACACAACAAGCCCTGCTGGATCTCCCAGGAGAGACGCTGGATGGTCTTGCAAGGTTGTTGAATCATTCGGGTCGGGTCGGGGCATTTTTTTCGGGGGTCGGGGGTCGGGATTAATGCAAGGCATAACACATGATAACACACCAGCAGGATCTCTGATGGATCTGAGGCGTCAGGATCTGGGCTGGGAAGCCGTTTACAGAAGAAAGATGCTTACTTAAATAGTTTACAAACTGTATACAAATAGTGTTATACTAATGTTTCATTTAAACAACATACTTTTAGGAGGTATATAAAATGAAAACGAATGCAACGGAAAGAAGGGCGATAGCACAAAAGCACATTAGGACTTTACAAGGTCAAGTGAAAATTGCTGATGCCAAGTTCCAAAAAAGCAAAGAGTGTAAATCCATTCTTAAAAAGAAAGCCGAGGTCGAGCATTACCAAGAGCAGATTAGGGAGGTGAATAGGTCTATCCAACAGGAGATTGATTCCCTCAACGAGTCTAAGGGTTGGGGAGAGCATATAAGAATAACTGAAGACAGAAATTATTCTAACGGCAGTTATGAAGAAAGACTTCGGTTAGATATTGTTAGTGAGTACACTCTTAGAGAAGAGATTGAACAGGAAATATGTATTGCTCAAATTGACTCCGTTGATTTGAAAACCTTATTCCAAAAACTTAGCGAGGTATTTAAAGTATGAATTAACTAACACACCACAACATTACCCCGATCTACTCGGGGTTTTTTTTGTCGGGAAATCGGGATCGGGGATTTGGATTTGGCAAAGCAGTTTACACACACATAAGATACACACAAACACAAACACAAGAGATCCCGAAGTCCAGGCCAGATAGTTCAAAAGCCAGGACTAAAATAGTAGTTGACAAGTTGTATCCATTCATCTTATAATGAACTTAATTAAATGTGCATGACTCGTCTCGTAAGATCAGACTCACAAACAAGGGGCAAAGCCCAAAGCCTTTAGAGGCAAAGAAATATTTCTGCTTGTACTTGTCACCACCATACTTAAAGCCCCTCTTTTTCGAGGGGTTTTTTTTTGGGAAGCAGGATGGTCGGGGATCTAAGTCGGGGATGGTAATACCGCTGGTTTGATTTTGCAAGGCAATAGAAACACACAAGGTAACACAATAGATCTGGGCAAGCAGCTCCGGCCAGGACAAAAGTTCTGGTCAAAGATCTTTGTAATTAATAGTTGACAAGATGTATCCATTAGGCTATATTAAAAGCTCATTAATTATTAAGGAGAGAAATGAAAAAAGTAATACTAATAGATCCGTTCAATCAAACGGTAGAGATGAAGCAGGTGCAAACTGAAGAATACTCTGGAATAAAAGATTTTGATTACAAGAGTCTAAGGAGCATGATGGAGTGCAGCTTGCTGGATGTGGTCCCGTTAGGGGGTGACGTTATTATGTTCGTTGATGATGAGGGCCTGCTAAAAGACAATCGTTATTTTGCTCTGGCTGACGTGCCGTATGCAGGACGCGCTATTATAGCGGGAGAGTCTGACGAGGACGGCAACTCTCAAGACACACCAATAACAGTGGCGCAGGTGCAAGAGGTATTAACCTGGAAGGATGAGGGCCATAAAGAAGAGCCGTACATGAGCTTTACTTATGAAGACGAAAGCGGGGAGATAGTTACCAAAAAACTTGGTGAGGATCTAGAGATTAATAAAGCAGCATCTGATGCGTCAGCCGAGATGGCCAGGTCACAAATCAAACTAGTCAAATGACTGACTGTGAAAAAGAACTGCGCGACATGTGCGAACGGTATGCCAAAGATGCTAGAACAGGAGAGATGCGATTTTGGCCCAAAGACGATGATGATGAGGAGCATTATGAAGCCTATAGCATTCGTTACATAATTGACGGAAGCGGGGAATACCTGGGCGCAAGACTAATGATAGCGGGAGGCGGACCTACGGTATGGGTTGACACATTTGAAGGAGAGATCCAGGGCTTTTGGGGGTCGGACAGGTGCAGCTTTCCAATCTACGATTACGAGTATATTGATGATTACTGGGAAGAGCAGTACTCATGCTTGAGCTAACAATCTTTCTTTACCTGCTGGTATTCCTTATGAGCGGTCGGGGTCGGGGCTGAGTAACAGTTTCGGGTCGGGCTGCTCAACTAGCAGCTACCTAACACAATAGACAGAGGCTGGATCCGCAGCCAGGGATCTCTGGTCATTTAGTTCCAGGGGTTGCCGTCCAGCTGGCAAAAGCAGGGTGTGAAAATAAATGAAAATAGTTGTTGACAAGATGTATCCAATAGTGCTTTAATTATCTTAATTAAATAAATGACTTTAAGGAGGTCAACATGAAGATAGAAATTAACCTTTACGACGAAAGTGGTGAGCAAGTGGTAGGCAAGGCTATTGAGACAGCTTGCACGAGCTTGATTGTTAATGGTGTTCACATTATATCAAATGGAGGTGTCAACGCTGAGCTAAGGTCTCTGATGCCAACAGCAACGGCGGAGGAAATTGGCATGACACTTGTGCCACCACTTGAATTAAACTAAAAAAACCTCGGAGGATTAAGGGAGCATTAGCTCCCTTTTTTTATGGGACTCTATTTGTCAGGCAAATCGGATCGGGAATCGGGTCAGGCGGATGGGGGGGGACACAAAAATGGGTAGACCAGTAGAGACACACACTAGGACAGGATCTCTGACAAACAAAATCCATTTTTTTTACATTTCATTTATTCTGGTGTTACAATCAAAATATTGTAAAAATCGGTTAAGGCAGGTCTAAAGATTAAGACATCTGGTTCTCCCCAAGAATACGATCTGCTGACAACCCTAAAGGAAAGAGTTATGGATGAAGATATGATGGGTATGGAAGTTGCACCTGTAATGATGCCAGACCAAATGCAAGACCAACAAATGATGCAAGGGACTCCACCAGCCCCTAATTTACCTGGCGAATTACAAGAATCAATTAATAGTTTGAGTGAGCAAGAAAAAGACGAGGCTAAACAAGCCCTCATGCAAATTATGAAAATTGTAGAACAAATGATGGCCGAAGGTGCAACCGAACAAGACGTTGAAGAATTCCTTCAGCAAATCGGCATGACTCTTGAGGAATTAGAAATGGCAGAAGAAATGTTCGGAATGGGCGAAGGCGCACTTGGTTTTACCATATAATTAATATATTATTTTCAAATGGGATTCTTTAGTAACATAAAAAATAAAGCAAGAGGTCAAATAGCACCTGTTATGCCTATGCCTCCTAGAAAGACTATGGAGAATGCTCCTCCTCCTATGGATTTAGATAGGATAATGAGAGGCCCTGGATATAAATCAATCTTAGTAAATCCGAGAGATAAATTTCTAAGATCAGACCCGCGCAAAGACTTTACCAGACATGTTGATTATCCTCAAGGCAAAAGACCTAGCTCACCTCCTCCGCGCCCAACTTTTGAAGAATTGTTAGCAAGCAGACCTGGAATAAAACGCGTAGAAAAACGAGGCGGACTAGGCGGACTTTTCCGTAAGTTACAAGAACAAATAAAAAATCAACAGATGCCTCAACAAAATTTAGATTTTTTAAGTAGGCTTCCTCAAAACATGATGCCTCAAGTAGATTTTTCTAATCTTCCGCAAGGATTGCCACAAGGGGGTGTTGGAGAATTTAATTTTGCTGATTACAAACCACAAGACCGACAAATGATGGCGGGTGGTAGAGACGTTAATATTGATGACGGTGGTATGGTTGACTTTCTTAATTCAGATCCTCGACAAAAATTATTTGGTATAGAAAATAGAATTGAAATGTTACTAAACCAAAAACAAGAAGCCGAAGCAAACAGAGACAGGGAATCATTCGACATGATCGTGCAAGAGATTAATAATGCTGACGCACAAAGAATAGAAATCATGAATAGCATGAAACCAAATCCAATTACTCAAGATTTCCAACAAAGAGGTTTTGATCAAGGAAGAACTATTTCTGATCTTGACGATATACTTTCTGATCTCGAAAAAAAAAACTAGATAAACCCCCAGAAGAATCCATTTCAATTAAAGATGTTACTGACATCTTCTTTGATCCTACAGACCCACTTGATTATGCAGCTCTAGCAGGGGGACCCTTTGTTAAAGTAGGATTGTCTGCAACCAAAGCCAAAAGATTGTATGATGGTTTACAAAGAATCAAACAACAAAAGAGACAAGCACAAACGGATTATCGTAGAGGGCAAGCCGAATATAATGCAGGTGAACCTCAAGGCGCTGATTTAATGAATAAATCTCAAGATAAATTTAACCGTTTGAGTGTTGACGAAGCAAAAGTAACAAAACAGCTAGAAGGCTATCAACCTGATTTATTTTAATGGCAACCAGACAAGAAGTACTAACTAACCTTAAAAAAGCAGCGAAACAAGGCAACATTCGTGATGCTTATCGTGATTTTGAGGAACTTCCATTTATAGATCAAATAGCCATTAGTGTTTCTCCTGGTATCGGAGACGCACTTGCAGCCTTTGAGGTAGGTGAGTTTGGTGCCAGAGGAACAAAAAACGTAGAAGACAAAGACTTCCTCGGCGCAGCAGGTAACTACGCCTTGGCTGGTTTAAGTATTGCCAGTCTCTATCCTTTACTTAGACTCTTTCGTGGTGCTAAAGCTATCAAAGCAATTGACCCTGTAATTGATACTCCCGCGCCTCGTAAAGGTGCTAGTAAAGGCAAAACAGGCTTAAAAGGTGCTGGAGAATATCAAGCAGAACAAGCAGCAAAGAAAGCAAAAGAAACTTTACCTGTACCCAAAGTAGAAGAATTTAAACCTTTGTCTTTAGATGAGATGATTTACCCAGGAACATTAGAAAGCGGGATAAAAAACATGGGGTTAACATCTAAAGCTGCTAAAGTTATTAATAACAGCAAAAAACTTCCCGTTCAAGGGAAGCTAATAACCTACCTAAATGAATTAGAAAAAGCTGGTGTGCCTAAAGGCGAATTAAGATTGCTAAACATACTAGATGAGGCAAATGAAATACACCCAAAACTTTTAGAGGAAGTGGGGTCTAGAGGTTCTTTAGACAAAATTACCCGACAAAGATTGTCGCAATACATTAAAGCTAATCAACAAGGGGCTATAAGCAAAAGAATAGTAGGAAAAAATAACCACTCACGTCAAATAAAAGAGCTGGGAGATGAGTTTGCTAACATTAAAGAAAATACTTTTCATGTCAGAGGTATAACAAGAAAAGAATTTGATCATTATTCAGAAGCACCACACAAAGATCATTTTGTTTTTGACAGTACATCAGAGTTTAAATTACCCAATATTCCTGAAACAGAAAAAATTACA